TTGCCCAGACCTCCCATAATGTAAACGATCATAGAAAAGAGGGTAGATTTTGTCTACCCTCTATTCTACTTATTATCTAGGTTTTATCAAGATAAGTCGTAAGCACCGCCATGAGCTGCCTCATTGCGAACTTCGAGGGTCAATTCAGCCAAGATTTGTGTCTTGTCTGCATCGCCAACTTTTGCCAATTCGTTTGTTTGGAATGGGCGCAAGTATGCCAATGCTGCATACTCAGGATCGAGTACGAGGGCATCACGTGTACGCATAAAGCGGTTAGGAACGATCTGCAATACACCAAAGTCGGACTGATAAAGATCAGCACCGGCTAGGATCGTTGCTTGACCATTGGTAGGCACTTGGTAACGCTGTGCTGCCAAACCTGTGAAAGCTGAAACTACTTGCTTGAGAGCAGGAGAAACAACTAACAAGGAAGGTGTGCCACCAGAGGTAAATACCTTGCTGATAACATTCTTGAGAATGGTCTCAGTAAAGGTACGAGTCGTACCATCTGTACGAACTGATACACCGATGGTTGTAGGATCTACACCAGCAGTAGTACCAGCCGATTTGTCGGTATTGGTCTTGATGTAAGACAACAACGAACCCATAACACGAGCTGTGCTGTTGCTTGTACCAACGGCTTGACCTTGGTTAGCGGTAATGATTGCCTCGATGTCGCGCTTGATTTCAGCAGATGCTTTAGCCAATTGATAAGCCTTCTCAGACTTACGACCAGCTTTATCTACTGCCTCTAGCGTACCAGAGATCATAATGGTCTTACCTACGATCTGTGTGTAGTTACCGATGCGAGTTGTTGGGCTAAGAGTTGCCTCAGAAGCAGTTGCACCTTCAACGAGAGCGTTGGTGGTGGTAGCTGCTGCTAGGCTGTCCGTTTGCCACTCATGGTAAACAGCAGTAGCTTTGGTCTTACCAATAGAAGACATAATGGGCGTATCTGTTGGTGAAATCGAATAGATGACATCCGAAAGATCTTCCCGCGCACCTACTGCGTCATAACGATTATATGCTGCCATTTTTTATTTCCTTTATTAAATGAATTTTTCAAAAAGTTTCGCAGCATCAGCTTTTTTCCCAGTTTTTCTGAGTTGCTGAAACTGCTTTTTCATTGCTTCCTGGTCAGAGTCTCGTGGTGTAGAAGTGCCTGATTTCAACACTTTTGGTGCGTTTTGAACCTTCTTGGTTGCAGCACCTTTACTAGCCACTAACTTCTGATACATCATGCCATCGTACAAAGATTTAACAGCTCTAGGATCATAGATTTGAGAAATGTCCTCATCAGTCCAGCCTACGGATTTGGCATAGGAACGAATGTCCTTTTTCAAAACCTCGGCTTTGACATCATCGGCAAAGTCTGGAATCATTTTCTTAAGCTGTACTTGTGCTTGGGCAATATGGGTTTGGATCGCTTGTTGCTGGTCAGCTTGCTGTTGCTGTGCAATGCGTTGCTGTTCAGCGCGAACCGCCATCAGTTGTTTCTCTTTTTCAGTACGATCTGCGACCTTGATGGCATAGCCAATAGGATCGGTATCTTTAAGCTCTTGGAGGTTTTCTTCGCCATTTTCTCTGGTTAAGATTTGCTCGATGGCTTGTAATCGTTCTGCATAAGTTTGACGCAACTGCTTGGCTTCCTCGATGATGCTACGCTCAGCTTCTACAGCCTTACGAGTTTCAGCGAGGGATTGAGTTTTCTTCGTGTAATCTGCTGTGCGACTATAGCCACTCAGTAGTTCTTCCTCAGACACCTCAACTTCTTCATTGCCAATTTTGACTTTGAATGTTTTGGTAGGCTGAGTATCTTCTTCTGGCTCTACAGTTTCTTCCACACTTTCATCTTGGTAGTCCTCATCTGAGGCTTCATACTCTACTTCTTCTGAAGTCTCTGGTTCAACAGATTCTGATTGGGCTTGTGAAGCCTTCTCCTCTGCCGAGTCCATCAAAGACAAAAATGCGCTAGCTGCATCAGATACAGTCTGAACACTTCCCTGGGGATTGGTGTTTTCACTCATGTTGTTTACCTTTTAGGTAGTTAAAAAATCTTCCACTTCTTATCCTCTATTTGCTTATCGTCTGAGACTGCTTGAATAGTGGCTATTAATTCGTCTAGCACTTTTAGTTTGATAAAGTTTCGTTCCCGAACTTCTACATCCTCGTCTGCGCTATTAAAAATATTACTCTTGTAGAGATTGCGCTGACTCTCTACCAGTTCTAAAAAGAACTCATCGTGTAAATAAGCGGATGCTCTTGAACTATCTCTCATTAAATAACATTAGGTATGTTTGCAGTAGGTGATAGTTTAGCCCCAAGCTGTAGAGCTTTCAACTGTGCCTCGTACTCAAACTCCTGTTGTTTTAATGCCATCTCCATTTGGAACTTCTCTCGTTCTAGTTGGATCTGTGCCTCTGCTTTGGCTCTTGATACCTCAATATCGCTCATAGCTTTAGCTCTGTCTGCCTCGATCTTAGCTTCCTGTTGTGCAACATAGGCTTGGATTGCAGGGTCAGGCTGTGCTGGCTGTTGAGCGTTTTGCTGGATCATTTGCTCCGTTTCAGGAGTAATCTCCGCAAAGAACTCTGTAGAATCTTTAAAGCCTGCTGCCTCAATAAACCGACCTAATGTTTGCCGGTAGTTTGTAAGGCTAACCAACGGATTGGATAATCCTACTTCGCGCAAGATGTTCTCTTGTTTCTCCATCACCATAGCAATCATCGCCATCTGTTCTTGCTTGTTGCCTGTGCCTAGACCGACATTGATCGAGATGTCAAAGCCATTTGCCCATTCTCTTGGGTCAATCGACACATACTTGCCTCTTAAACGCACTACACGAGCTTTGTCTTGGTACTTGCATAGGAGATGTAGGACTTTTTGGAAAAGGTCTTTAACACCTGTTTCTGCAAAGATACGAGCAATTAATTCCATCTTGCCTGCTGCTGCACTTGTCATCGCTGCAACTGCGGTAGCGGTAGTGTTTTGTAGAACATTAGGGTCTAAGCCCTGACTTACTTCCGATACACCAGAACGCTTTGCTTGCACTCCATCTAGGTATTCCAAAAGAGGGAATGATTGGGCTGCGGTAGGTGGAACAGTAAGGGGGGTTATAGCGTTAATGTTCTTAGTACGAACAATGCCATTAGCAGTAACTGTTAATAAGTCATCTAGGTTTACTTGTCCTTCTACAATCTGCATACGAGGACTATTCGTCATATACATATTGTCGAGAATTTGACGAGTAACAGTAGACTTGATAATTTGTAGATCCATTGCCCGATCTGCCAAACTTTGTCCAAAGAACTTGTGTGGCATTGGGATTGGGCAGATGCTTGCAAATGGTACAAAGTCTGCTTCTTCGTTGTCTAGGATCTCTTTGCCTGAATAAGTAATCTTACGCAGTTCGGCAATTCCATCGCCATCCATATCGCACTTAACATAACACTCGAATACTTCTACTTCTTGCATTGACTCATCGACCATGCTTTGATCGTCTGGTTGTTCACCTTGGGTAAAGCGAGCAACTCGCTCTTGGTTGTAGGTGATGTCTCCAAATGTAGGAAGGGTCTCAATTGTCTTTTTATTGAAACCCATTGCTACTAGGTCAGATCGGGTAATTAATCGTCTGTGTGCTACAAATGGGCTGTCAGCAATGGTACGAGCTTTCTTAGAGATCAAGAATTCCTCTGGTGGCACATTCTCAATAATTACCTTGCCATCCTTCTCGGTCTTTTTGATCTTTACATCGTAAGCAAAGATAGGGATAACTGTGCCTGTCATTGGGTCTACAGACTCGGTTACTTGTCGGCTATCCTGATTTACGACTTCAATGCCAGGATCAGTAACCAACATGGTTAATTCTTCTTCGGTCAGGTCTTTGTAGGTCTCTTTGGTTACATCGATCTTCTCATCCCAATAGACCTTAACAATGCCATTCTTTTGTAGAAGTGCATCCTTAAACCAATTGTGAAATATTAGGACTCCATCGTTGTCTTTGTTCATTACCCAGTTGACATACTCGGTAGCTTGTTTAGCCTTGTCCTCGTCTCCTTGGAACTTAGGCTCGAACCGAACCATCTCGTCAGACTGAGTAAACACTCGTAGGAGTTGTGGCAATGCACCATCGACTACTTCTGCTACCTCGCCTGTAACGATCTGACTGCGACCTTCTACCTCGTTCCCATAGGGATACCGATTGTAGTATTCAATCGCCTTGCGCCTATCGTCTGTGGTTTCTGTTTCTATGAAACCAATGGCATTGTCGATCTCGGCATCTAGTATGCCTTTTAGTTTGCCTTCATCCATTTATACGATCCATTTGGTGTTAATTTTAATCGGTTCACCCCAGGAACTTTTTTGTTCCATTCCTAATGCCAGATAGCGAAACGAGTCCGATCCATGACTTGCCCAGTCGTGCATTGGCTTGTCAAAAAAGACATTACGCTTTTCATCGTAATCGCGCCTATAGTTCCTAAGACAGTCTAGCCCTTGCTTTACCTGTGGCATATTGAACCAACATCTCGGTAGGAGTCTACGAACTGCCTGAATACCATCATCTACAGAAAGTCTTGGCAGAACCCGAACATCTAGTCCAGCTTCTCTC